CAAAGAGAAGGAGCGCGAGCAGGCCATCGATGATTTCCAGGCCGGTAAGTTTCGAGCGTTCATCTGCAACAAGGCGGCATACGCTGGCATCACCTTGACTGCGGCAAAGACGTCCATTTATTACTCGTGCGACTTCGACAATGACGTACGGAGCCAGTCGGAGGATCGGAATCACCGCATAGGGACTGTTGGCGATCATGTTCTGTACATCGATCTGATTGCTGAAGACACCATCGACGAGGATGTTGTCAAGAACCTGGCGATCAAGGATGCCATAGCAGATCACGTCATCGATGGTCGCCCTCTGACCGTTTGAGGCCACCAGGGCGCGGCATAATAGTCGCACCCGAATCGAGAAAGAGGAAGAAAGATCATGAATCTGCCGCGTGTGTTTATCCCGCAGCTTGTCGAGCGCTTCGACAATCGAGTTGGCCGAAATGTGCCTGTGTTTGACTTCACCAGCGCTGCTTCGTACGGCACTTTGACGCCAATCCTGGACAAGGACGATGATCCATTGTTCCTGGCTCGAATCACGCCGAAGATTCGCGAGTCCCTGGCAGACTTCAACGATGAGGACTATTTTGTTGCAGTCGGCGACCCCTCTGTTATCGCTGTCTGCTCAGGGTTGATTCTTCGTCGCCGCAAGACTTTGAAGATGTTGAAATGGGACAAGAAGTTGGCCCGCTATCTCACCCTGGAGGTAAATCCATAATGCAGCATATGAGCCAAGCAAACGATCCAAAGATCGGGTCTACAATCGATTACTTCGACGGTGTACAGGCACCGGCCGTTGAAGAACCGGCAACGCTGGAGCGTTTGTCATCACTCGCCGTCGAAGCCAAGGGATTGGAGGCGAGTATTGCTGAGATGACGGTGGCGCTCGCAGAAGAGCAAGCCAAGCTGGATAAGATTTTGAATGGCCATATCCCTTCCATCATGGAGCAACTTGGGCTGGAGGAATTCAAGCTCAAGGACGGCTCCAAGGTCACCGTCAAGCAAGACATCAAGTGCGGAATCACCGAGGAACGCAAACCTGCGGCGTTTGCGTGGCTGACCGAGAATGACTATGACGGCATCATTAAGACTGGCATCGCCCTTGCATTCGGAAAAGGCGAGATTGCCGATGCTGAAAGAGCTGTTGAGGTGCTGCACGAGGCCGGGTTTGACAGTGCCGCGCTGGACAAGAGCGTTCACCCATCCACGCTGAAGTCATTCGTCAAGGAGCGTTTGGAGGCAGGTGAAAACATCCCACTTGACACATTCGGCGTTTTTGATTTCAAAGTCGCCAAAATCGCGCTTCCTCGCACACGCAAGTAAGCGATAATTCCACCCGCTGTACCACTCTCAAACAGAAAGGAATCAGAAATGGCAAAGGCCGAAAAAGCAGGCACCGAAGTGGCGAACGTCAAGGCAGGCGCGCTCGCTGTTCCCTCGTTCATGGACATGGCCGACTTCGGCGCTGGCTTCGAGGGTGCGGACAAAGACTCATACGCAATTCCCTTCCTGCAGATTCTGCAGAAGATGTCACCGATGGTCGATGAGGACTCGCCCAAGCACCTGGCTGGTGCGAAGGCCGGGATGATCTTCAACACCGTCACCCAGTCGCTTTACGACGTGCGCGAGAAGCCGCTGGAAATCATCCAGTGCGCATACAAACGCTCGTTCATCCTGTGGGGCGCGCGCGACGGCGACGGCGGCTTCAAGGGCGAAGTCACGCCCGAAGAACTGGACCGTATCATCGCCAGCGGCGCGGTGGAGAACGTCGGCGGCAAGGTTCTCGTCAAAGACGCGGACGGCAAAGTGGACGCAAAGAAGTCGGACTACTATGCCGACACGCGCAGCCACTACGTCATCGTGATCGATCCTGAGACTGGCGACCCCACGCCTGCGATTCTCTCTCTGGCCTCCAGCCAGATCAAGGCATCCAAAATGCTGCTGACTTCGCTGCAACAGCGCAAGGTTGACACGCCGTCCGGCAAGCGCACGCCGCCGACGTTCGCGAGCAAGGTGAAGCTCACGACGGTCACCATGCAAAATGACCAAGGCACGTGGGCTGGCGCCAAGTTCGAAATCGAGCGCGAGCTGATCGCTGATGTCGATCTGTTCAACGTCGCCAAGGAGTTCTACCAGTCGGTGCAATCGGGCGCGGCCAAGGCCGACTACTCGAAGGCAGCGGATGCTGGCGATTCTTCGGTGTCCAGCACGGCGCAGCAAGCGGACGGCTTCTAAGCTAACGCTATTGCAGCAAAGCCCAGCGATGGGCCGTTTTCAAATCCATCAACAGGAGTTAATCGTGAGTCTGATCGACAAAGCAGAAGAAGTCGCCAAGGAAGTGGCGCAAGAAGTCGAAGGTGCTGTCAAGGATGCCGTGGAGTTCGTCGAAGGCGTGTTCAGCGGCTCGGACTCGTCCGAGGGGGACGCCGACGAGGGCGCTGACAAAGGTGCGGCTGATACGGGAAACGCAGAGGCTGGATCTGGGTCGAACTCGGCAGCAGCAAGCGCGCCCGATACTTCCTCGGACCAGACGGCTCAATCTTCGGCGGGCACTTCGGCTGCGTAATCGAGCCGATACCAGAGTTGTTTGAAAAGTGAAACGAAGGGCTGGCTGATGAGGCTGGCCCTTCTCATTGGAGTTCCTTCATGGGCATCACCTGGAAAGACTTGGCGCAGGACGTTGGCAAGGCTGCGCCCATCATCGGCACCCTCCTTGGCGGTCCTGCAGGCGCTGCAGTCGGTGGCATCGTATCGGCCGCGCTAGGCTGCGAGAACACGCCTGACGCCGCGCAAATCGCGATCCAAGCCGATCCGCAAGCCGCAGAGAAGCTGGCAGAGGCCCAACTCAACGCGAAGGTGCAACTGCAACAGTTGCAGGCGCAATCGGCTCAAGCGCAGATGGCCAACGATTTGGCAGTGTTCCAAGCAGAGGTCGCAGACCGAGCAAGCGCACGCGGCATGCAGAATGCTCCAGATTGGTGGATTCGTCCGCTCATCGTTGTGATGCTCATCGTCGGCGCCACGGCCATCCTCGTGCTGCTGTTCCTGCCGGCCACGCGTGATGTGATCAAAGACCCAACGGCAACGGGCTTGATCGGCATGGTCATCGGCTATTGGTTCAACGAACTGAAGGCGTCGATGGCGTACTACTTCGGCGCGACCAAAAATGCTGACGAAACGGCCAAGAAAATTGCTGCGTTCGCCGTCTCGCCTGGCACCGTGACTTCCGGAGACGCCGCACAATGATCAAGCATCCACAGCACATCCTTGCCTTCGACAAGAAGTATTTCGGCATCGAGGGTTTGGAGGGATTCATCCATATCACCCCAAAGCAGTTTTTCGAGCGGGCGTACCAGTCGTTGTTCATCGGCCGTCGCGAGGAATTGGAGAAGGATGAACGGTTTGGTCAGGCGCTGCCATACGTCGTGATGTATCAGAAGAACAGCGATGGTCGATTGGCCATCTTCGCATACCAACGCACCAAGAAGGTCGGAGAGCAGCGCTTGGCCGGTGCCATTTCGGTCGGCACAGGCGGCCACATGGACCTGGCAGACATTCGTATGTCCGACAACAGCGTCATCGATCTTGTTTCAACATTCGCCGTCGCCGTCGCCAGGGAGTTGAACGAAGAGGTCTTGTTCGATTCCGGAGTAGGACGTTTGACGTTTGACGAAATGCGGCAGCGTGCGCAACAGAGCGTGTTTCCGAAAGTGGCCGGAATGATCATTGACAGCTCCAATGAAGTTGGTCGCGTCCACTATGGCGTAATTCTGGCTATGCAGATTCCGGAAGGATTTGTGCCAGTCTGCGCAGAGCAGGAGCTCACGACGATTGGCATGGCACATCCGGAAACCTTGCTGGTTGATCAGATGGAGAATTGGTCAAAGATCGTCATCGAGAATATCGAGCGCATCATCAACGCTTGATAGCCCACAAATTTGCGGTATCTTCAGAGGGCCTAAGTGCCCTCTTTTCACAGAAAGGAACAGAAATGAGCAAGATTGAAAAACCGATGAAGGGCGATGATTTCGTTGAGTCTGAATTGGTGTTCCCGTACCTTGGGAGTTGGAAGCTGGACGGGTATCGGGCGTTTGTTGAGGGTGGGGTGTTGCTCACCAGCAGCGGCAAACCGGTATCCAACAAATACTGCCAAGAGCTGTTTGGCTGGGATTCTTTCAACGGTCTGGACGGTGAACTAGTCGTTGGCGACTTTGCCGATCCACGAGCATTCCACAACACCAGCGGTCCTGTGCGACGCTCCACAGGAGAGCCGGACGTCAGGTGGTACATATTTGACGACAGAACGTATCCGCACAACCCATTCTTGCACCGGTCGCAGGATGCAAAGCGGCGCGTCATGGAGGCGCACGCAAACCACAACAAACGCATCGAGTTCCTGCCGCAGCACCATCTGGCAGACCACGCGGCGCTTGCAGCATTCGAAGCCGCGACAGTCGCCACTGGATTTGAAGGTGTGATGTTGCGCGATCCGCACGGTCGATACAAGTTTGGACGGTCAACGGTTAAGGAGAATCTGTTGCTCAAGGTGAAGCGATTCACCACCGAAGAAGCGCTGATTACAGGATTCGTCGAGCAAATGGAGAACCTGAACGAGTCCTACAAGGATGAGTTGGGTCGCAGCAAGAAGTCCACTGACAAGGACATGCTGGCCGGTACCGGAATGGTTGGCGCGTTCATAGTAGAATCGAGCCGTTGGCCGCGCCCATTCAACATCAGCGCTACGTCGTTGACTCACGTGGAGCGCCAGGAAGCATTCGAAGCGTTCGGCGACATGTACAAAGGAAAGCTGGCCCGTTTCAAGTACTTTCCGCACGGCGTAGTGGATGTGCCGCGCCATGGCGTTTTTGAGGGAATTCGTGGCGAAGAAGACCTGTGATATTGGTCGATACTCTTGGAACGTAGTCCATGGGCCGCTTCGAGCGGCCCTTATATTGTGTACGAAAAGGAGGTTTTAGCCCATGAAACGCGACGTTTTCCTGTCGTTGTTCGCGCTGTGCATTGTGTTGGGCGGTTGCGCTTCTCAAAAGACGCAATTGTCTGCTAAACCATTCACCTATCACCCGACATGCTCAAGCACTTCAGAGTGATTCGAAAAGAAAAGCGCCCGCAGATCGATCCAGAATTTGCGGGCGCTTTGGCAACCTTCCTAGTCAAACTTATTGGCGTGACCGTGAAGGATAAGCTGCTCAGGGCTTCTCTGGCGGCTCTTGTGACGGCGCTGACGGCGTACTTTGTGCCGCAGGCTTCTTTGCCGTCGTGGGACTCGTCTTCACCGGAGTCGCCGCAGCCTGCAAGAGAGGAAGGGCACCATCGTACAACGTGCGACGCCGTTCACCTTGATTGGCCGGACATGGCGTTTGGCCGTTGACCCGTTTCACGACCATGTCAAAATTGCCTTGGTCAGCAAAATCGAAAGCGCCGCTGATCGAGAAAAACCACGCGGCGCTCATCGCACCCAATTCAGGTTTCTGGAGTTCTGCGGCATCCGAATCTGACGGCATGCCCATGGCGGCGAAGAACTTTAGAATCTGTTCTTTCCCGGTCAACTGAATCGGCCCTTGCCCGCGATAGTTCCATCCGTCGCGCGTCTCCTCGACACCGTTGCCGAGTCGATTTGCATACACGTTCGATGCGACGAGGACAGGATTGCCAGCGATTCGAACGGCCGTGTCATTCGGAATCTTGTTGTCCACGTGCGGATTGACCGCGTATCGATACGGCCAAACCTCAGCAAGGCGCTTTGCCGAGTAGTTCATGTTCTCAACGAGCGCCGTCAACCCGTCTGATTCCACGCCGACGTTGGCCAAGAATGCCGCGAGACGCTGCGCATTCTTGCTTACCAAGAACTTGTCGCAAGCAGCCTGCAAAGGAGCAAGCCACAAGCCGGCAGTCATGCTTGAGCAGCCCGTTCCTTTGATGAGGATGTCAGTATTCAGTTGCAATTTTCTCTCCTGTTAAGCGCCGGTATACATGACGAAGCACAGCGCGTAATACGGCGGCAGAATCCCAAACGATTGGCCAGAGCCTGTGTTGTTGGATGTCGCCGTGATGCCGGTATAGGACGCATTGACGCTGATGTTTGCGTTGGCGCCGTAAATGCCGATTCCGGTCCCATTGCCATAAATGCCGATGCTGGTTCCAGACACGTTGGTGATTTCCGTGTGCGCGTTCGGATACCCATACACCGATGTCGGCACATAGCACAGAGTATCGCCGCCGCTCTGGATCAGCGAACCCATTGTAAGCGAGTGGTTGTGGCCAGGATCGTACACGCCATGGGCGTGACCAGGATCGCTGATGCTATGGGCGTGCGGCGTCTGCGTGATGTTGTGCGCGTGACTCGGATCGCTGATGTCGATGATGTGGTTGTGGGCCGGAAGGTTGGCGACTGCGAGAGAGGCCGTTGTTGCGCCGCCAGACGTACCGTTGCCGTAGAGATTGCCAGCACCAACGATGAATCTGTTGCGCAAATCCGGCGTGCCGAGCGTGCCATCGCACAGGTGCCAACCCGGACCCCACGCGGCAGTCACGGCGGTCTGCGAGGCCGTGCCAGACCACATGCGAACTTCGCCAACGGTGTACTGTTGCGAGTTTGCCCAAATCTTCCACGAGGTCCAATTGCCATTCGTCGAGCCGCGCATGAATCCAAGTCCGTTCCTATCTCGAAAGAACTGGGAAATATACGTGTTCGTGCCAATATTCTTCCACGTCATCACTTCCAACTGACCTGCTGCCGCCTGATTGCCGCCATTAACCGGTGAATTCGGCGAGCTAGAGACGGTGGCATCAAGGTCGAAAGTGAATGTGCCAGACTTATTGAAAGTGTTGAAGTCGGTCGCAGTCGTGATGAGCATCGAACCAGGACCGGCCGTGCCGCCACTGGGCATCGGAATGTTCTGGATCATTTCGCCTGTGCCCTGGATGTATTCCCAATTCACCGAGTTTCCAGGCGTCGAGACGTTGCTTGCGACAAGCGAGCGATACGGTTGCGGATTTCCACTGGCATCGGCCACCGTGACTTCGGCGTACTTGGCATATCCACCAGGCATGCCGCTGTACCAAGGCGGGCGATTATTAGTTTGCCACGTCTGCATCCCGGTCGTCAGGGTGTTGAACAGGTAGTTCTGGATGCCGCGCTCAACAGCTTTTGCTTGTGGATCGCCGCTTGCCAGATTGATTTCGTAATCGGGCGTATAACCTGTCGAGAAGTTGACAAACCCATTCGGATCGGTGCTTGGCAGAACCGTCTGATCGCCGGACGCGGCAAACGGAGTGACGATAAGCGGAGGGGTTGTCATTGATTAGGACTCCTGAACGACTGCGTATTTAACGCCAGCGCATTGCGGCATCACGCCGTATGCTGGGTTGTTCAAAATGTTGACGAATTGGGCTGACAGCTTCATGTTTGCGCCAATTCTATATTCCATATAGAACGCGCTCGTAATCGGCGTCACCGCTCCTGGCGGTTTTGTGAGCTGGAATGTGACAATCGATCCTGTGCCAACGCCGAACTGATTCGGCGATGTCCAGCTGGACCAATCCCAAGCGCCCTGCCATGTTAGAACGGCGCCATTCGCAGGCGCAACGCTCATCGTGACTACACCGGTGGTGGTATCGAGCGAATAATCGGTCAGCGTCGCAGCCGCGCTCGCCGTAGGGATGTATCCACCAGCACCAGCTCTTTGCTCAATCTGTGGATATGCAAACGTGCAGGTCAGCTCATTTCCGCTTTTATCTGGCGTCAACTGGACGCCAACGGACGCATTGGTGTTGGTGTTGAACTGGCATTCAAGTCGATACCACCCTGCGACTCCGATTGGGCTGCACTTCTGAGTTCCATCGATATAGACGCCACCACCAAAGGATGCAACGCCATTCACATCCCAATTGATGATGATTTGTCCAACAAACTGGCTGTATGTGCTGTCATATAACGTAAAGTCAGAGCTTCTTGAAGTTCCGGCTTTGACGAACACAGACATTGTGTAGATGGTATTCAGCGCCAAGCCAGTCGTCAAGCTGGCGCGTCTCGCGTAGCAGGCAAGGCTTGTGAATGTTGGTGTGATTGTCGCCGCGCCATTGGCCGTCCCGTCTGGCCCAGCACTATTGGCGATTGTCGCCTGAATCGTGTTCCATCCATTGGACGTGGCAATTTGCGCAGAATATGCCAGAATGTTTGTTCGGGGGCTGGTGGACAACAGAATGCTGCCTTCCCAGTCCGAACGCCACACAGACTGACCAGTCACAGGCTGGAGCGAGCCTGTTGCGTCGTGCAAATAAAAGTACTTTTTGTTGGGGAAATCCCACGCGGCAGTCGGGCTGAAGATGTACTTCAGCATTTGGTTTATCCACTGTTGCCGGCCGTTTGATACAAGCGCAACATAGCGAAGTTGACACGCATACCGCACTTCGTTCAAGAGGGCAACCGATTCGCTTCCACCGCCATAGAAGTTGAAGCCAACCTCATTGAAGTTGGCGGCATCAGAAGGAATCAAGTTGAACGTTACAGTCGATCCATCGCCCGTTCCGAACTTCCTTGGCTCGTTGATGATGAGCTGCTGTCCGTTCGGGCCGCTTATGGTGCCTGTCCACGTCAATGCAGCTCCAACTGCTGGCGCGGCGTTGAACGTGACTGCGTCCGTCGTGCTGTTCAACGAATAGTTGGCAGACGGCACAAGCGTGCCTGCCGCGTATATGTTTGGCCCGCTGATGAACGTAATCGGGTTGTGATGTCCGCCACCATCCAGATAGTTGCCGCGCTGATTGCCGAAGGCGAATGCATTCGTGATCGGCGCAAAGTCGAAAATGTCCAGCGGAAGACCGAGGATTATGCACCAGACGACCAGACCAAAGGCGTTGGCCGTTCGGATGTCGAAGACGTTCTGCTGCCAGTTCGTCCAGAATTGATCGTTGTATCTGTGATACCAATCCGACTTCTTCTGGATGATCGTCTGCAGGTTCGGAGCCTTATTGTGCAGCCACTTGAGCGCGCGCGTAAGGTCCGTGTTATACGGTTTCATTGTCATAGCAGCGTCACGTTGATGTTGCCGACTTGAAGCTGGGCCTGTTCGAATTGAGTCATCAAGAACTCATATACGTACGCGCCTGAAGCTGGCGCAGGCGATCCTGCGGTGACGCACGCAACCTGGCAGCTTTTGACGTACAGTCCTGGATATTGACGGATGACCGATCCGCTCACCTCAAATGCGCTGACGTTTGCGCCAACGTCAAATCCAGGCTCGCCCTGCTCCTGTCCTTCTGCATATGAAAGGATTGCATTTTGAATGGCGGTTGCGCCAGGCGACTGGGCGGCAGTTTGCTGCACTGTGATCTTTATGTATGTGTCATAAAGAATCGGAGTCGTGTAAAGGACTTGATACGGCAGGTTGGTGTTTGGGTCTTGAACGGTCACGCCATTCGGCGAGTTGACCGGATTGCCCATCCCTGTTCCGCCAAAATCCCAAGGGCACCCGCTGTTGTGCGCGGCATACAGCGCGGCTGCAACAGCGGACTGAGACGGAGTGCCTGCAACACAAACCCAAATTGCGTTTGGCTTGGTGAACTGAACTCCGTTGACCGTCGTAACAGTCCCGGTGTTGTTCTCCACAACCTGGCAGCTTGTGACGTTGGGCACATTCAGAAGATTGGCGTAAATCGCCGCTGTGCTGGCCGTTCCCTGAATTGCCAGCTGCTTGTTGCGCTTATTCTTCAGCTGAGGGTCGGTACTCTCGCTCGATCCTGGCGTGATAATCGTGCCACCGGTTGCCGTGCACGAACCCCAGCCAATCGTTCCGTCCAAGATCGTCATCGATCCAACGGGAAACGGGATTGAACCGTATGCCTGTGATTGGAACGTGCCTGTCGTCGTGCCGCCAGACGGAATCGTCACCGACGTCAGCAGCGAGAAGATGTCGCCGTTGGGCGTTTGGATACGGGAGCCTGCAGCGATAACGGTCTGGGCATCGCCGTTGATCTGAACACCCGTCGCCAACGTCGATTGATTCTCGCCGCGCTCGATTCCGAGCAGAGAGCAGATCGCGTCCAGAAACGTGCCATAGGCAAGGTTCGGGTTCATCATGTTGGCGAGTTCGGCGTTGTTCTTCATCACTGAAGTTCTCGCCGTCGTCTCTGCTGCGATCATCGTGCCCTGCGGCGTCGATGCATCTGTATCGAGCGTCGCGCCAAACGCGGCTTTCCACTCTCCTTCAACGTCCGTCAAAAGATCGGTTGTGTCAATGGATACCGTGCCGGTATTCAGAAGGTACGTATAAGACGCGCTCATTTATGTGATCATCCCACCCGATGTGCGGGTTCCAGGGTTGGAGCTGATGTGGCCATGGCCATAAACTGCGATGCCACCGATGGTCGTGTCTTGAGGCAAGGTGCACGGCTGGTTCCCGCCCGTCCCAGTCGCATTGAATCCGCCGTTGGCGAACGTCTGGCCATCGACGGTCAGATTTTGATCAATCACAACGCTTCCTGTGAACGTTGCAAGCGGGCTTGTTACCGTCACAGACGTTGGCGCAGTGATGTTTACGGTTCCTTGACCGATGCTGATGCGCGTCGCGCCATCCGTGGTTTGGATGACCATTGCCGCGCTGTCTGCGGAGTTTATGGTGTACTGGCGGAATACGTCTGGGATGAACCAGCCATCAGAAAATGTGTGCTTGCGAAACGTATTCGGCGGCGCAGCTTTCAGGCTTTTTATGAACTGGCTGATGTCCCGATCCGATGCAAGAATCCACCCCAAGTCGCCTTCTTTGAGCGGGAAGCTGATGTGGAATCCGCCGCCGCCAAGCGAGATCACAGGAATGTTTGCTACTGCCTTTCGCATCCTCGTGTTGTCGCTTACGTCCACCAACATCACCATCGGTTGCACCGTGGCCATGTTTTTGGTACGATCAAACTGCGCCACCTGGGCAGGAATGAGTTTGCGCGTATCGAGAGAATGCAGATGCAGAAGAGCCTTCATGCCTGCGGTGAAATCTTTCGTTTCACCGGGCATTAAATTGACAATAGGCTTGCTCTGCAGATTAGCCATTCTGGCGATAACAGGAATTCGTGGACACCATATTATCGCCGGTGTCTGTGTTCTTTTATTTATTTGACTTCATTGCTGCCTCATTGGCGAGTGCGGCATTGACTCCTTTGGCGACCAAAACGTCAAACATCTTGAAGGCGTCTTCGAGCGAATAATACTCCTCCAACTCTCGCAGTGACGCAACGTTTTCTGAGAACAAAGTCGCAATTACTGGATCAGCATGCTGCGATTCTCGCGGCGCAGGCCCTTCTGTAAAGCGTCTAGGAATTTTGACGCCCTGCCATCCGTTGACGAATCCAAACGAGAAGTCATTCACAACCTTGAGCAACGCCTGCAACGCCATTCTTGGCGGCATAATGCCTGTAGGGTCCACTACGTGGGCGTTTATTGGCTCGCGCGCGTCCAACTGGACCCAGTGCCCAATCTCGTCCTTTGCCCACGTCTGACGCAGAATTTCTTCTGGCCGCATGCCGTGCCCATTCGCCATGATTTCGAGCGCCGGAACAGCAGCATACTGGACGGTTTTGTATTCCTTCCCGAAGATCACGAAGGTTTTTGTTTTGACGGCCATTTATGCACTCGGACTGGCATTAACCTTGACGTAGAATGCAACGTCACGGCTGGTTAGGTCGTATTCCAGGGCGGTTGTCACGTAAGTCTTATTCAAACTCGGATTCATCTTTGAGTTCAAAGTTGGTGCTCCGGCCAATTGGAGTTGTGGATTGTAAAGCGTCACGAATTCAACGCCCCATTCAGTCCACATTGGAGTGCCAACGAATTCTGTAATTGTTACTCTTTGCGCCGTGTCGATGATCTTGTTGACGTCTCGGACGTAAAGAATGTTGTTGTCGATGTATGCCGCGACGTTTGGCCTGTACATCGATTGGATATCGATGAGCAAATTTGCAACGATTTCTGTCGTGCCAGATGGGTTGCTGACTACGGTGTCGTCATAACTCGTCTTGCAGTCGATGGACGACACGCCCATTTGAGCTCCTGCCCATTCAACATACTGCCTGAATGTCGTAGACGCAGGCGCGATGCCGGTCACCCATTGCAGCTTCTGGAGTTGTTGGCTGTAGCACGTTATGCGAACGCCGATGTTTGGAGGCGCACTTATTGGATCGACAAGGACGATTTGGCCTGAGAAAACAATCGTTGTGGTGTCCTGCTGATCAGATCGATAGCCTGCCTGCACGTACATATTGACGTAATTCGGCTGATTGTTGCCCGTCTCAATCTGCCGTTTGTTCCATGCCGTGAATTGAGAAAGCAAAGACTCACGGAGAGCCTGGGACAACCCAAACACATCAATGGTGCACGAGTTCTGGATGGCAAGCGCGTCCTTTTTGATGTGGACGTGCAAGTCCAGTGATGCATCGAGCGTGACGTTGCCGCTGGGCATTTCCAGAATCGCATTAAGGACTCGTTGCGCGAGCGGCATCAGCCTTTCTCCCCGGTCGCGTAGTGGTGCAGCAGATCATTCATGGATTGCGTCAATTGACGGTTAACTTCCGCAGCCACGGCCTTCGGGTCTTGCGCGCCATTCACATTAATGATGATCGGACGCTCGCCTTCAGTTCGGTCGCGGCCACCGGCCTGTTGACGACCAACCACGTCACCGGAGTATTGCTTCAGCAACTCCAAACCGCGCTGCTGCTCGCGCAACTCTTGTTGGAGTTTTCCGTATGTCTGGGTCGGCAATCCGCCCACAGACAGCTGCCGTTGCAGGTCGTATATGTGATTTGCGATTCCTGACTGCACTTGCGATGATGCGAACGCCGCGTCACCACGATTCACGCCGCCCCGTTGAATCTGCTCAAGTGGCACGTGCAGATAGTCGGCGATGGATTGCTGTACCTGTCGCATCTGCATCTTGGCACGGCTCTCGCCCGTCGATCCGCTCCCAACGCCCATGACGAGGTCAGGATAGGAACGGGTCTTCGGACCCCAGCCAGATCGGTCAAAGCCGCCGTGATACATCATCAAAGCCGTGCGGACATCGCCGCCTGCAGCATTGAGATATTGCTTAAACAGCTTCGCACCGCCCATGATGTTCTGTTGCGGGTCGGTGGCATCCTTGACGCCGAGCGACTTGAAGTT